AGCTTGGATGGCACAACCTTTGCCACCATTGGCACTGCCTTGACTGCTGACGGCATTGTCACCATAGCCAACGCTCCCAAGTACTTGAGAGCAAACTGTACTGCGTACACTTCTGGCACGATCATCGCAAAGGTCTTGTACTAGCATGAAAACTCCAGCCCAAAAAAAGATCAGCAAGGTAATGAAAGAGTTTGGCGCGGGTAAGTTGACTACCAACAAAAAGGTGGTCAAAGACCCAAAGCAAGCTATGGCAATTGCGCTGTCACAAGCAAAGGTGAAGAAAAAATGAAAAGCAAAGTCAACCAAGCGGCGGTCTACACAAAGCCCACCATGCGGAAGGCTTTGTTTGAAAAGATCAAGGGCCAGGCTGTGCAAGGCACGGGCGCTGGCGAATGGTCAGCCAGAAAAGCACAACTCTTAGCAAAAGAGTACAAAGCTAAGGGCGGGGGGTATAAATCGTGAGCAAGACAAAAGCGCATTACACACCGGACGGCAAGCTGTATAAAGGTGAGACTCACAAAGCTGGTGCTGTCTTGATGACAGGTGCAAAGCACACACCAACTAGTAAAGTCTTGACCCATACACCGCCGAAGAAAAAATGAAAGCTACCCAGAAAAGCCTAAAGGATTGGGGCGACCAAGATTGGAGAACTAAAAGTGGTAAAAAATCTTCTGTCACTGGTGAGCGATATTTGCCAGCAGCTGCAATCAAAAGTCTCAGCAATGCTGAGTACGCTGCGACAACTCGGGCGAAACGTGCTGGCAAAGCTGCGGGGAAACAATTCGTAGCGCAACCTAAAAAGATAGCGGCAAAGACTAAAGGCTACCGATGAAAACTCCCGCTTGGCAGCGCAAGGAAGGACAGAACCCAAAAGGTGGCCTTAATGCTGCTGGACGCGCAAGTCTGAAGGCTGCTGGGCAAGACATCAAGCCCCCTGTAAAATCAGGTGATAACCCGCGCAGGGCTAGCTTTTTGGCAAGGATGGGCGGCAATGATGGCCCTGAGTACAAAGACGGTAAACCCACTCGACTGCTGTTAAGTTTAAAAGCATGGGGGGCTAGCAGCAAAGCGGATGCTAAATCCAAGGCCAAGGCAATCAGCGCAAGGAACAAGAAATGACTTACCTCCAGCTTATCAACAATGTGCTGATTCGTTTGCGTGAAACGCAAGTCTCAACCAACAACGAAACAACTTATTCAACCCTGATCGGCTTGTTTGTCAACGATGCCAAGCGCCAGATTGAGGATGCCTTTAGCTGGAATGTGCTGGGTACAACTGTCACTCTCACTACCGTGTCTGCGACTTACATCTATTCAATGACCGGCGCGGGTCAGAAGTTCCAAGTGCAAGACGCGATCAACACGACATCGAACATCGGTCTGCAAAACATCAGTTTTGTAGAGATGAACCGCTATCAAAACCTAGTTCCAACAACAAACGGGTTGCCTCAATATTACGCATTTAATGGGGTAGACGCTAGTGGCGACACCAAGGTGGAGCTGTACCCCCGTCCTGATGGTGTTTACAGTATTCCATTCTCTTTGACAGTACCCCAAGCAACATTGGCTGCTGATGGCACATCTGTGCTTGTCCCTGACACTCTAGTGGTGCAAAACGCCTATGCCCGTGCGCTGGTGGAGCGCGGCGAGGATGGCGGTCTTAGTTCATCTGAGGCGTACCAGCTTTACCGCGCTATGCTGTCTGACCAAATTGCTTTGGAAGGCACACGCTATCCAGAGAATAAAGAGTTTGTTGCGATATGAGCCAAGCTCTCCAGACTGCCAGCATTTCAGCGCCAGGATTCTTTGGCCTGAACACGCAAGACTCGCCTTTGGACTTGGCGGCTGGTTTTGCGCTGGTTGCGACCAATTGCGTGATTGACCAGTTTGGGCGTATTGGTTCACGCAAGGGTTGGGCGCGGGTTAACGCATCTGCTGGTGGGTTAGGTGCGAATGCTCCAGGTGTTATCCATGAGTTGGTGCAGACTGACGGCACTCTGACTATTCTCTTTTCAGGCAACAACAAGCTGTTTAAGCTAGATGGCAGCAATGCTGTGAGCGAATTGACTTACGGCGGCGGTGGCACAGCGCCTGTAATTACGGCCAATAACTGGGCTTGCGCTTCGCTTAACGGCATTACTTTCTTCTTTCAAAGCGGCTTTGACCCGCTGATCTTTGACCCCGCTGTCAGCACAACGACCTTTCGGCGCGTTAGTGAGAAGACTGGCTATGCCGGTACTGTGCCTTCTGGAAACATCGCTATCAGCGCCTATGGCCGCTTGTGGGTGGCAGATACGGCATCGGATAACACCACGGTCTTTTTCTCTGACTTGCTATCAGGCCATGTTTGGACAGGCGGCACTTCAGGATCAATAAACATCAATCAGGTTTGGCCTAACGGCGCGGACAACATCACCGGCCTAGCGGCGCACAACAACTTTCTAATCATCTTCGGTCAGCGTCAAATTCTGGTCTATTCGGGTGCGACTACGCCCTCGACAATCACATTGGCAGACACCGTGGCCGGTATTGGCTGCATCGCAAGAGACTCAATTCAAGGCACTGGCAAAGATGTTTTGTTTTTGTCAAATTCCGGTGTTCGGTCATTTGCGCGGACTGTCATTGAGAAGTCTGTGCCGATTGGCGACTTGTCCAAAAATGTGCGTAGTGATTTTATGAACATTGTGGCGGCAGAAACGCTGGCAAACATCAAGTCTGTCTACTCTGAAACTGAAGCGTTTTATCTGATAACGCTGCCGCTTGTCAAAGAGGTGTTTTGCTTTGACACCCGTGGGCAGTTGCAAGATGGATCGTTCAGAGTCACCACATGGGACTCAATCCAGCCATCAGCGCTTCTGTCTAGGCGCAATGGTGATCTGCTGTTGGGCAAGACAAGTTACATTGCAAAGTACTCAGGCGCAAAAGATGACACCGAGTCGTATCGGTTGTTGTACTACACCAACCACGCTGATCTAGGAAATGCCAATGTCACCTCTCTGCTCAAGCGATTGAAGGTAATCGTGATTGGCGGCACAAACCAATTCGTAACACTGAAGTGGGGCTTTGACTTTAGCGCCAACTATCTTGCAACTAACGCGCAAATTCCGACACAAGCGGTTTCTGAATACGCAATTGCTGAGTACGGCGCTAATGCCACGGTGGTTGCTCAATACGCCAACGGTGTGGCTTTGCAAACTTTAAGCGTTTCTGCAAGTGGAAGCGGTAAAATCGTGCAAACAGGCTATGAAGCAAACATCAATGGCTCTGCGCTGTCTATTCAGCGGATTGAAATCCAATCAAAGGACGGGAAAACAGTATGAGTAACTATACACAGAGCACTAACTTCGCAACTAAAGATGCGTTAACTTCTGGCGACCCGCTGAAGATTGTCAAAGGCACGGAGATCAACACCGAGTTTGTCAACATTTCGGTGGCGATTGCAACCAAGGCTGACTTGGCTAGCCCTACTTTTACTGGAACGCCAACCTTACCTACCGGTACGATTGCAACAACCCAGACCTTTGGTAACAGTTCAACCTTGCTTGCCACTACTGCATTTGTGCAAGCAGCACTTGCGGCACTGCATCCTGTTGGCTCGATTTACATCAACGCCACGGTTGCGACCAATCCAGGCACTTTGTTGGGCTTTGGCACTTGGACTACCTTTGGCGCTGGCCGAGTGTTGGTGAGCCTTGATTCCGGCAACGCTCTGTTTGACACGGCTGAAGAAACAGGTGGTGTTGCGGATGCTACTCTGCCAAGCCACACGCATACGGCGACTTCTACTGTTACTGACCCAAGCCACGCTCATGCTCCATCTGCTGGCTTATTTGTTTTGACAAATGCTGGCGGTATAGATTCAGCGGGTGGTGGCGGTTTCATTACTGCTGGTATTAAAAGCGGAACTACTGCAAGCGCATCTACGGGCATTACAGTCGGAACGACCAACGCATCCGCTGGCACAAGCGGCACAAACGCCAACTACCAGCCGTACATTACAGTTTATATGTGGAAACGCACGGCATGAAAGTTCCGGTGGCAGTCTGTGAGGACTACACCTTGTTTTTTGAAGATGACAAAGGGTTTTGTTTTATTCACTGCGATTGCGTAAGATGGACGAATACTGTGAGAAAAAGAATGTTGGCAGATTTAGCCAGCATTCAAAAACAGGACATTTATGCAATCCATGAGGTTTGTGATAGAAAGCATGCAAAGTTTCTTAACCTGTTTGGGTTTAAGTTTTTGAAAGATTTTGTGGGCCTTGATGGGTTGCACAGACAGTTATTTATTAGGAGAACATAATGGGCGTAGAAGCAGCACTAATTGGTGGGGGCGCATCGCTTCTTGGTGGAGCGCTTGGGGGTAGATCTGCTCGCAAAGCAGCGCAAACGCAAGCAGACGCCCAGACTAGAGCCGCGCAGCTTGCGGCTGAAGAAGCGCGTTTCCGTCCCGTAGGCGTTACTACACGCTTTGGTCAGTCGCAGTTTCAGACTGGGCCTGATGGTCGCGTGTCGGGTGCTAGTTACACACTAGACCCTGCCCTTCGTGCCTATCAAGACCGGTTCATGGGCTTGGCTGGTGGTGGTCTGTCCCAAGCTGAGATGGCACAGCAGCAGTTTGCTCCATTGCAACAGGGCGCTCAGGGTCTGTTTGGCCTTGGTCAGCAGTACCTAGCGCAGTCGCCGCAACAAGCTGCCCAGCAGTACATTGCGGGTCAACAAGAGTTGCTTGCCCCTAGCCGTGAGCGTGAGATGGCGCAACTGCAAAACCGGTTGTTTAACACTGGCCGAGGTGGTCTGTCTGTTGGCGCTACTAGCGCTCGCCCAAGTGGCGCGGCGGGGCTTGGTGCAGCCAGCCCAGA